CTAGCGTATTACTTGGAACTTGGAATGATGTGCCAGCAGCTTCAACATGGGCAACCTATGATGCAACTGAAACATGGGCTAATGCTGCAAATCTAGGACTTGGTGAAATAGACCAGCCTGGACTCTATACAATGGAAAACAGAGCAGCATCAGTAGATACTATTTACAACATAGCAAGCATTATTGCAAACTCAGCATTTGGTTATTTGTATGAAACAAATAATGGTGATATTGGGTATGCAGATGCAGACCATCGCCAAAATTATCTATTAACCAATGGTTATGTTGATCTTGATGCAAACCATGCTTTAGGTCAAGGACTTAGCACAATCACTCGATCAGGTGATATTCGCAATGATGTGTATATTAATTATGGCAATAACTTTGGATCACAGGAAACTGCAACCTCAGCAGAATCAATTGCAACCTATGGCTACAAAGCCGAAAGCATTCAATCGGTTCTTCACTCAGCTGTAGATGCTCAAGCTGTGGCAGATCGTTATATTGCTCAAAGAGCATTCCCACAACCAGCATTCCAAAGCATTACCTTCCCAATCACAAATCCTGAAATTGACAATAGTGATCGAGATAATCTGTTAGGCGTATTTATGGGGCAACCTCTAAATATCCAGAACCTACCTGAGCAAATCTCGAGCGGTGAGTTTGAAGGATATGTTGAAGGTTGGTCATGGAGCACTAGGTTTAACGAATTATTCCTGACAATCAACTTGTCGCCTGTGGCTTATAGTCAAGTGGCAATGAGATGGAATACAACACCAATCACAGAGGCATGGAACATTTTAAGCGCAACTTTGACATGGGAAAATGCTACAATCGTAGCCTGATAAAAGGAGAAAAATGGCAAACACAACCTCGTTCGGATGGGAAACCCCCGATGACACCGATCTGGTAAAAGATGGGGCTTTGGCTATCCGCACACTTGGTGAATCCATTGATACATCATTTAAGGGCGTTGCAGTAAATGCTCAAACTGTTGCAAGTTATACAGTTGTATTAGCTGATGGCTTGAACAAAATAATTACTATGGATTATGCAACTGCTAATGATTTTAAAATCCCAACTGATGCTTCAGTAGCATTTCCAACTGGAACAGTATTAAATGTATTTGTTAAAGGTGCGGGAACTACAACAATATCAGCAGTAACTTCGGGAACTACAACAATTTCTTCTGCTGGCGCAACTGCAACTGCTCCAACTATTGCTACCAAAAAATCTGCATCATGTATAAAAATTGCAGCAAATTCATGGATTGTAGTTGGCAACATTGCCTAATTTAATTTTAGGTTTATTTGCTGGCTCTGTATCGCCATTAGCAGTTGATTATTTAGTTGTCGCTGGTGGTGGTGGTGGTGGCAGAGGTAGTTCATCTGGTGGTGGTGGCGCTGGTGGACTTCGCTCAACAGTTACGGCAACGGGTGGATCAGGTTCTTTAGAAACAGCATTACAAATATCTAATAATGTAAATTATACAGTTACAATTGGCGCTGGCGGAAGTGGCTCTACTACAAGTAATCCTTCAAACAGTACAGCAGGTAACGATTCTGTTTTTTCTACAATAACATCTTTAGGTGGTGGCGCTGGTGTAAACCGAGAAGGTACAGGTAAAGATGGTGGTTCAGGTGGTGGCGCTGGAATTAGATTTACAGGCAGTTGGGTTGCAGGTACAGGCGGTACAGGTCAGAGTAATCAAGGATTCGCTGGCGGAAATAGTAATGGTGATATAGGTAGTGCTGAATTTGGTGGCGGTGGTGGCGGTGGTGCTTCAGCGGTTGGTGCAAACGGCACAACTACTACGGCGGGTGCTGGCGGAAATGGTAGAGCAGTTTCTATAACGGGTTCATCTGTAACTTATGGCGGTGGCGGTGGCGGTTGTGGTGGTGGATCGGCTGGTGCATCAGGTGGTACTGGCGGTGGTGGTGCAGGTATTGGTAGTAACGCTAATGGTGGAAATGGAACAGTAAATTTAGGCGGTGGTGGTGGTGCAGCAACAAATCCAGTAAGCGGTAAAAATGGTGGATCAGGTGGATCAGGAGTAGTAATTCTAAGATACTTAACAACAGGTGGAACAATAACAATAGGTGCTGGATTAACTGGAAGTACAGCAACAGATGGTTTGTATAAAGTAACAACAATAACCGCTGGTACTGGAAATGTAAGTTGGGCATAATGGCACATTACGCATTCTTAAATGAAAACAATATTGTAACTGAGGTTATAGTCGGTATTGATGAAACTGAATTGATAGAAGGTTTAGATACTGAAACTTGGTATGGAAACTTTAGAGGTCAAACTTGCAAACGCACTTCCTATAATGCCAACATTAGATATAACTACGCAGGTGTTGGTTACACATACGATGCTGTAAGAGATGCATTTATTGCACCAAAGCCTGATAATGCTATTGGATTTGATGAGAATACTTGTCAATGGATTATGCCAAAGCCAGAGATTGAATAATGAAGGCTTGGTTATCTAAAGCAGCTGTTCAAATGCGTGAGCAGATCGATGACAGTTTTGCCGATAGATCACGCAAGTCGGATGGTTGGATTGGGAACGAAAAGCATCAAAACACTAAGAGCGATCACAACCCCTTGCCTAATACTGGTGAAGTTTGTGCTATCGATGTCGATGCCAAATTATGCGATCAGCCTGAAATGAGCATTTATCTAGCAGAGCAAATTAGAGTTGCTGCAAAAACCGATAAGAGAATTAGTTACATTATTCATGCCGGCAAAATTGCTAGTGCTAAGTCATTTTGGAAGTTCATCAAATATCGTGGCATAAATCCTCATCACCGACATATTCATATTTCATTTAAACCAAATCAAAAAGGCGAGTTCTTTAACATCCCACTACTAGGAGGCAAATAATGAAACTATCTAAGAAACACAAAGCAGCAATTAAGTCATATCTAAGAGCTGTTGCAGCCTCTGGTATTACTGTCCTATTGGCAATCGTTGCAGACATTCGACCAGAACTAGCAATTCTTGCTGGTGCGTTAATTGCACCGCTTGCTAAAGCGATTGATCCAAGTTCAGCTAAAGAAGCTGATTATGGTCTTAATGCGAAATGACACCAAACGAATTAGTCGCATTTGGCGTTGGCGTTTGCAGTATCGCGACCGCTTTATTGTTGGCTCTACGATGGGTTATTAAAAGTTTTTTAAGCGAACTTAAGCCCAATGGAGGCTCAAGCATCAAAGACACCATTTGCAGATTGGAATTACAAAGTTCTCGACTTGAAAAGCGTGTTGATGATCTGTTCACTCTAATTAGTAAGCAATAATTTTCCTATGGCGAACACACGAAAACCTATCAAACGCAAAAAGATCAATCGTCGAGTCGTTCGCCAAACTCCTGAACCATTATCAAAAATGGATCAACATTACTTGGCTTTACATACTTGCTACTCAGCTGCAAGAAAAGCAGGTTTTACGCCTGAGCACGCTTTTTGGCTTATGACGGAGCATAAGACTTTTCCAAATTGGATCGTAGGCGATGGTGGCATCATTCCTAGTATCGATCCCACAGAGGAAGATGAAGATTAAAGCCAACCGCAGATATTTAGTAACACCAGATTTACAGATTCCTCTGCATCATCCAGCAGCTGTAAAAAACCTCATAAAAATGAGCAAGCATGAGAAATTTGATTATGTATTAAATGTTGGTGATGAGCTTGATATGACAAGTCAAAGTCGTTGGGTAAAAAATACCAAGACAGAATTTGCCGAAACTTTAGATCAAGAGCGATCAATTGCTCAAGACATTCTTTACGATTTAGGCACGACCGATATTATTAGATCAAATCATACCGATAGATTATTTACTACACTCTTAAAAGGTGCGCCATCATTGCTTGGATTACCAGAATTAGTTTATGAAAAATTTATGGGTTATGCAGATCTCGGAATAAAATTCCACAAGCGTGCTCATGAATTCGAACGCGGATATTTTTTAGCGCACGGAGATGAGGGGGTTATGTCTAAACATGCTGGCATAACTGCCCTAAACCTTGCCAAAAAATGGCACTCAGGGGCTCATGGAGGCGTTGTTTGTGGGCATACCCATAGGCAGGGTGCTGTAAGGCATCAAACTGGCTTAAACGGGCGTTATTCAACGATTTGGGGCATAGAGGCTGGTCATTTAATGGATATGAAGAACAAAGCCAGTTACCTAAAATATGCATCAGCCGACTGGAATATGGGATTTGTAGTTCTTAATTTTGGCAAGAAAGGCATGAGCGTAGAGGTAGTGCCAGTTAATCACGATGGCTCATTCAGCTACAATAAGCGTTCTTATGGGGCTTGAAACCGACTATCGGGATCGTTCGATTGATGATCATATCGATGAATTTGAGGATATTAATGTTATCTAATCGTTATAGAACACGCCGACACACAGGTAGATAATTAACTTGATTTAGGTCAAACTTTATGTATTCACAGATGGTCTGTGGATATGTAGGGAGCGACATGAAAATACAGATTGACTTAAAAGCTGCTGATTTTGAGCAGTTATGGATTAACTCAATGGAATGGATGAATAACGATTGGCAAAAACAAGCAGATCGATTTGATCCAAGCCCATTATTTAGTTGGGGCTATGCATATTGGTTTGATAATTATGCAGCCCTTAAAATGGCAGAAGGTTTTTTAAGTTCATTAGGCAAGAATTACGCAACACACAGCGATGAAAATACAGGCGATTGGCTAATACTGACCAACTATGCCAGCCCTTGCCACTTACGCAAGAAACTGGTGAACGCATGATTGAAACGACAACAGGCTGGTTAGTGCTTTATAGCGTGCTAGGTTATTTTATTGTTTGGGGCATTTTCTCAACAATTAAAGAAAACTATGGGCAGACAATGTATTGGAGAGGCCGTAAAGACGGTTATGACATGCACCGCAGGATCACAGATGCCAAGCGCGATGAAGTATTTGATTATGACAAGCAGAACTGAACTCCTAGATGAATGCGCCCAAATCCTCAGTCAAAGAGGGAGCGTTTATGGAAGCAGTAGAAGCAATCACGAACGGATCAGCGAATTGTGGTCTGCTTACTATGGAAGTTACATATCGCCTATGCAAGTCAGCCTCATGCAGCTGCTTGTCAAAGTGTCAAGGCTCTCAGAAACTCCAAATCACAAAGATAGTGTTAAAGACATCATTG